AGCGTCGCCGCAGACCTCAGCGTTGCCGTAGACCCTAGCGTCGCCGTAGACCCAAGCGTCGCCGCTCTGACTTAGGTTCTTTTCGCTTTCTACGTATCCGCCCAAGTCACCAACTTTGACATTTCCAAACGATATCAACGCTTTTATACGGAATAGTTTTCTGCCGAAGTGTATTTTTGTGTCCGTTGTCAATTCAAATTTCTTATCCATTGTTGTCACCGCCGTTTTCTATCCTCGTAAGCTCCTCTTTCACCTCAAGCATTGCCCGATATGACTGTCCCAAGTCAAAGGCTTTCTGTTCTTCGTCTTCCATACGTTCGTAAATGTCCAGTATCAGCTCGCAAGCCTTGTAAGCCTTTTGAGCTTCTTGACAAATCTGCTCTTTTGTGCTATCATCAATGTGTATGTTATCGGTATCTTCTTTTGCAGATACCTCCGAGCTTGTGCCTGTTGCCGCAGGTGCAGGCTCGTTTTTTATGCATTCAAGAACATTCTTCATAAAATCAGTAATGCAATTACCTCTATTTATAAACGGACAAGCTCCACAGTTGCCTGCTATACAGCATTCTGCTGCAAGAATTATTTCATCTCTCGTCAGCATTCTTCTTCCTCCCACTCAAATCTTCCCTTACCACTGTTACGCCACTGACCGATTCCTCTCAGCCTGCCGTAATCCAACCACTCTCTTACGGCTGTTTCCATGTCGTCTTTTAGAATGACGATTGTAAACTCGACTGTCGCTCCTGCAGGTACTGTCTCAGAATGTGCCAGTGCAACACGTTCGCCCTGCGGTGTGCTTGCTCTCAACGGTCTCTGACACTCACCCATGCCGCCCTTGAATTCGTATGGGATTTTTCGTTCCTCAACGAAGATAAGTCCGTCAATCTCTTTCTTGTACGCTTTGATTTTTGAACTAGCCGTGCCTGATACCTTTTTCAGAACACCGCAAGCGTCCTTGAAGAAGCCTTTTACCTGATAATCCCACAGGAATGGTGTGCCGTCTTCCAGTGTCGGGAACACTGTCATGGACTTTTCGACTACCTCAGCCACGCCAAGTGCGGCTATCTCTTCTTCACGGCTCTTTGCGTCAGGTGCTTTCGACGCGATATACTCATCGTGTATCGTTGTCGTCGAATTTGCCGTTCCCAGAATTTCTTCGGTGAACGTCAGTTTTACCTTGATTTTTTTCATGTTTTCCATGTTTTTGACCTCCGTTAAAATTAAATTTTTTTGCTAGGCCCTTGCGCCGCGATGCTTCTCAGTGCCTTAGCTAATCAATGCCATTCCTTTGCTATGCTTGTCGCCACATCACTTTTGCCTTGTCATAGCTACGCAATCCTTTGCCAGACCATTGCGTTTCATCGAATTGCGTTTCAAAGATTTGCATTTCCTTTGCATAACACCGCCAATC